TCACAAGCCTTTAGTTAAAACAGATAAGATTACCTTCACAGTATGTAATTGTGTAGGACACACTAAAGATAAGGTATCTACTTATTGGGGGTTTTAATATGTTGGGCGAGGGACTTTTTATTTTAGCTGTCAGTTTATCAGGAGACTATAAAGACCTTGAGTACATTGGGAACTTCCCGAATTGCATTATTGCCATGAAATACTTTAAAGAAAACTGTTCACAACATAAGGCGGCGAGTTGTACTTTAAAGGAATATACTTTATTACCACCTGACCATGTAGATGTGAACCCTTTTAAATTTGATATAAAAACTCAACAATCATGCGGATTTGTGGGTGTAGATACAAGAACTTTTATAGAGGAAGAATGATGTTACACGAAATGTACGACGGACTAATGATAATGGATTTTTTTGACGACTGCATTATTGGAGTAATAAAGGGAATTGGTGCGGAGGATAAAGTTTGTTATAGCTATAGTCAAGTAATTGCAAAGCTTATGCGTGAAGATGAAATGACTGAAGAAGACGCAATGGAACACTTTTACTTTAACATGATGGGTGCATATGTGGGCGAGCACACTCCAGTTTTTTTATTCGAAGAGGGCGATCATTAATGGCCAAGACTAAACAAGCAGAACAGAACTATGAACCAACACATAAGCGTACAAGTCAAGGGGGTAAGGTACCTAAGACTTCTTCCATGAACAAAAGCTTTAGAGCAGGATACAAAAAATATAGGGGACAAGGAAGATAATGGCTGATTTTACATGGAGTTACTCATCACTAAAGCAATATCAAAACTGCCCTAGGCAGTATCACGAGATTAAAGTTCTTAAAAACTACACAATAAAAGAAACAGAACAGATGAGGTATGGTACTGAGGTTCATAAAGCTTTAGAAGAATATGTTAGGGACGGCACACCACTTCTTAAGAACTACGAAAGATTTAAGCCTGTAGTAGATGTACTTAATGATATTAAAGGTAAAAAATATCCCGAGTATGAAATGGCGTTAAAGAAAGATGGATCGGTATGCGACTTTCACGACACAACTAGATGGGTAAGAGGAATTGTAGATTTACTTATTGTGGACGGCGAAAATGCTTTTATTGTTGATTATAAAACAGGGAGCAATAAATATCCTGACCGCAAGCAACTTAGACTAATGTCTCTTATGACATTCGCGCATTTTCCAGAAGTTAAACATATAAAAGCGGGCCTTCTTTTTGTAATGCACAATACTTTTATAACTGAAGAATACCCACGAGAAAAAATAGATAAGTCATGGGAGAGGTTTAAATCTCCACTTACTAAGTTAGAAAACTCATATAACACTGACGTGTGGATGCCTAATCCCACCCCTTTGTGCGGGTGGTGTCAAGTAAAATCATGCGAATTTCAAAAGTTAAGATAACTAGAGCCAAATCCCCCCCTAAACGTTTGTAAAATAATATTTGCACCTTGAATTGAAATAGTCTACAATAGAACTCCAACTAAAGAGAGGAAGTTGTATATAGTAATGGAGATTATTGACAATACCGCACTAAAATTAACGGTTCCAGAGCATCTGGTCCCGCACATAAAAGAAAATATTGATAAGTTTGAAGTAGTCAAAAAGAATGGCGCCCTGACTGAGGTTTTAGTTTATTGGGGAATTTCTGAAATGATTCGACTTAATCAATTAATTTCTTTTAATAAATCTCTCCCTTCGCCTATGCTCAAAGATTATAAATGGCCTGGAGTATACAAGCCTTTTAGTCACCAGAAAACTACTTCCGAGTTTTTAAGTATTAACCATAGGGGTTTCTGTTTTAACGAAGCCGGAACTGGAAAAACTTCGTCTGCTATTTGGGCGGCAGATTATTTGATGTTACAAGGATTAGTTAAACGGGTATTAGTAATTTGTCCTTTATCTATTATGTATTCAGCGTGGCAAGCGGATATCTTTAATACAACAATGCATAGAACAGTAGGGATTGCCCATGGTTCAGCTGACAAAAGAGAAAGAATTATTAACGAAGAATATGATTTTATAATAATCAATTATGACGGCGTAGGAATTGTAAGAGAAACAATTGCGAAAAACAATTTTGATCTAATTATTGTAGACGAAGCTAACGCTTACAAGTCTCCGAGTACCGCTCGGTGGAAAACTTTAGCTAAACTATTGAAGCCTGAAACTAAGTTGTGGATGATGACTGGTACTCCAGCTGCTCAGTCACCAGTAGATGCTTTTGGCTTGGCAAAATTAGTAACCCCAGAGAATGTACCTAAGTTTTCTATGGCATGGCGAGATAAAGTGATGTATCAGGTTACTCGGTTTAAGTGGACACCTAAAAAAATTGCGAAAGATTTAGTTTACAAAGCTCTTCAGCCGGCAATTAGATTTGCTAAAAATGATTGTCTAGATTTACCTGAAGTGATGTATCAGACTAGAGAAGTACCCTTAACCCCACAGGTACAAAAGTATTATAAATCTTTGAAAGAACAGATGTTAATAAAAGCAGCGGGGGAAACAATAAGTTCAGTAAACGCAGCTGCAGCGCTTAACAAACTATTACAGATATCAGGGGGCGCCGTGTATACAGATACGCGTGAAGTAGTGGAGTTTGATATAAGGCCTAGACTTTCTGCGCTTGATGAGGTACTCGAAGAAACAGAGCAAAAGGTTATTATTTTTGTGCCTTTTTTACACACGATCAAAGTAGTCGCCAAGCATTTAATTTCAAAGAATATTAGCTGTGAGGTAATCAATGGTTCAGTAACGGCCACTGAGAGAGCGAGAATTATAAACGCTTTTCAGACTTTTGATGACCCTCATGTTTTAGTTATACAACCTCAAAGTGCGTCGCACGGCGTTACTTTAACCGCAGCTAATGTAGTTGTATTCTGGTCTCCTGTTATGAGTGTAGAGACCTACCTACAGTGTATTGCGCGTATTGATAGGTTTGGACAGAAACACAAAATGACAGTAGTACATTTACAAGGTTCAGAAGTAGAGAGAAAAATGTACGCTATGCTGCAAGGCAAAGTGGACTTACATTCTAAATTAGTTGATTTATATAACGAGGAGATAGGACTATGAGTGAGCCTAAGTATGGCTTCCCAAAAGATTTTCCTAAAGAAGAGTTTGCCAGAATGGTAGAGCGACTTTATAACGACGTAGAAGACGTGTGTGAAACTCGAGAAGAAATTAATGTAATCTTAACTGGATTAGTGCTGACAGTGTTAGCTACATATTCATTTAATGTCGAAGCTTTTTGTCGTAATGTAATTGTAGTTCATCGCAATGCAGTAGCATCTGTAGAGGACGTTACTGCTCTTTTAAAACCCTATATGAAAGGAGATGCAAATGAGTGAAGCAACAGAACCAAAGATACAACTAGATCAATATGTTGAAACGTATCTAGCTATAAGAAACCAAAGAGCTACGTTAAAAATGGAATTTGAAGCTACTGATACTGCTTTAAAATCTGAAATGGCAAAACTAGAAGAAGTGTTATTGTCAGAGTGTAACAACATTAACGCCGACAGTATTAAAACTGGTTCAGGTACTATTATTAAAACACTGAGAGAGAATTTTGTGTGTAGTGATTGGGACGGGCTTAAAGAATTTATAATGGAGCATAGTTTAATAGAACTTATGCAGCAACGTTTGCATAACGGTAATCTAAAAGAATATATGATTACTCATGGTAATGAGGGTCTTCCTCCAGGCATTAATTCTATTAGAGAATATAATATTGTTGTTAAAAAGCCTACTAAGTCTTAGTAATGACTGACGATTTAGCTAAAATTATAAAGAGTAATCCTGATGTTGTAGACGAGACGTTAGACGCAGACACTTTAGCAGTAGCGGGTGCGCACTACATTATTAACAAGCGTTTAGTAGTCAAAGATAACACTTTTCAAAAGCATTTGGGTAACGGGGAGTCTGAGGTTATAGAAGGCCAAGAACTGAAAGTAGTGATTGTTCGCATGGCGCACTCTACAAGTCGTATCTATTACCCAAACTCTTTTACTCAAGGGACGTACACTAAACCAACTTGTTGGTCGAGTGATTCAAAAGTTCCGGACCGTGAGGTTTTAAAACCTTTATCTAATTCTTGTAATCAATGCCCATATAGTGTGCGCAACAGTGTCGTTAGTAATGGCTCGTCGTGTAGACTTTCTTGGCGTATTGCAGTAGTAACCGCAGACAACTTAGACGGAGACGTCTTACAACTTATTATCCCATCACATTCTTGTTGGCAAAAAGAAACACTTGGGAAATGGGGACTCAAACCTTATATAAAAATGCTTGCAGATAATAAGGTTAACGCAAATAGGGTAGTAACTAAATTACATTTAGACCCTCTAGCGCAATATCCTCGTATGTTATTTTCTCCTCGAGCAGCAGTAGACTCTCAGTATTTTGAGGGATTACAAAAGCTAGGAGAAAGTGAAGAAGCAGTAAATGCAGTACAACTAAACGTCGTTCCTAAATTACCTGACCCAGAAGCTTTTGGGTTTAGTAAAGAAGATTCGATGCAACCTGACCGCCGAGCAGAAGCAAATGAAATTGTGCAAAAGTGGTCTCATATATCTAAGGAGATTTAATTATGGCTCAACAGCCTATAGTAGTAACAACTCCAACAGGAGTTGCGCAATATCCATGGTTATCGAAAGCTGATACTAAATGGAATGAAGCGGGTGAATTTAAGACTAACCTTATTCTTTCAAAAGAAGCGGCTAAACCGATTATCGATCAGATTAATTCTGTGTTTGCTGAGAACGTGCAAGCAGAGACAAAAAATAATGGGGGTAAAGATATTAAAACAGCTAACCCTCCTTACTTTGACGAAGTAGACGAGAGTGGAAAGCCTACAGGCAATGTAATTATAAAGTTTAAGTCTCAATTCAAGCCTACTATTTTTGACTCTCAAGGCAGCGTAATGACAGAGAGTAGTATCTGGGGTGGTTCAGAGATTAAAGTTAATGCTGAAGTATCGCCTTACATTACTACGCTTATTGGAGCGGGTGTTTCTCTACGTTTAAAAGCTGTACAAGTTATTAAATACGTAGAAGGTGGGACTTCATCTGCAGACAACTTTGGCTTTCAAACTGAAACAGGTTTTGTACAGCCTACTGAGCCTACTGCTGAAACGTCAGGTTTTGGTGATAACACCGCAGTACAATCTGATGTTACCGAAACTGCACCGGCAGTTAAACAAGAGTCTGCTCCTCCTATAGAAGAGCCTGCTGACGTGAAAGACATTGTTAAAAAATGGTCTACTAAATAGAGGTAATTTCAATGGCAAAAAATTATACGGAATCTTTTTTAAGAGAGCAAAGAGCTTTTAACAATAATAGGTTGGGCGTTCAATTTGGTAAGTTATGTGTAGCAGCTAACTTACCCCCTACCGCAATTGCTAACGCTTTAGGTGTCACACGACAAACAGTTTATAACTGGTTTAGGGGAAACGCAGTAAGGGGGAAAAATATTGACAAAATTGAAAAGCTTACAGGAATTATCAAAGAGGCTTTAGATTTACATAAATTACCCGCGCCAAATACAATAGTGGCCCAACAGTTTATTACTGACAATATTATAAGTTAGGAAAATAATGATAAAAGAATTTTACACTAGGGCTTTACCGCTTCAAGGCGTTTATTGCGTTGCTGATATAGACCCCCTAACTAAAAAAACTAGGCACGAGTTTGTTGAATCTATAGATGATTTAGTAAAATCTGTTGAGGCTAAAAGTAAACAAGACACTAACGTATTTGTAGCTATGAGTAGTTTTAAAGGCTACAGTAGAAAAGCAGATAATGCTTCTTACGCACGGTCTCTTTTTGTGGATCTCGATGTAGGTGACGGCAAAGGGTATGACAGTAAAGAAGAAGCTCTATCTTCTTTGGATAAATTTGTTTACAAAACTGATATACCTATTCCTGTTACAGTAGATTCAGGTACAGGCATACATGCGTATTGGTTTTTAGATAGGGATGTACCCGCAGCTGAATGGAAAATTTATGCAGAAAAGTTTAAAGACTTTTGTTTAAGTAATGGTTTATTTATTGACCCTGTAGTAACCGCAGATTTATCTCGCATACTACGTAGTCCCGCAACTTTTAACCATAAGACTAACCCACCTTCGCCAACTAAAGTTATATTTTGGAGCGACTCGGTGTGTAGTTTTGAGGGGTGCAAAGGGTTTTTAGGTGAAGCAGAGCTTGAAAAAGAGTCTATAACTCAGAGCCTTCCATCTACTATTTCAGGAGAGCAGCGTAAACTACTCAAGTTAGATAATTTTGAATCTAGTTTTGAGAAGATAATAGGGGTTTCACGGAAAGGCAAAGGGTGCAATCAGATTAAGTATATCCTAGATAATGCTCAAGAATTAACAGAGCCACTATGGTATTCAGGTTTATCTATTGCTCAACATTGTGAAGATAGGGACGCAGCTATTCATATTATTTCTCAAGACTATCCGGGTTATAATTTTGAAGAGACGGAAAAGAAAGCTACTCAATCTCAAGACATGCCACATTCTTGTGAAACGTTTAATAGCATTAACCCGGGTATTTGTAACGGGTGTAGTCATAGGGGCAAGATAACTAATCCTTTAGCTTTAGGTAAAGTATTTAAACAAGCTGAAGAGACTATGCCAGTGGAGTCTTCTATTCCCGCTACTGCAATAGAAGCGGTAGAGGAACAGCACAATCCTTTAAAGAAACAAAGAGGATTAGTAGCGCTTCCAGATGGTCTTTACCCGTACGTATACGGTAAACAAGGAGGTATATACTATATGCCTACTCCTAAGTACGACGAAGAGGGAGCTCAATTACAGCCTGAGCCTATCTTAGTAACACTGTACGACGTCTTTCCTATTAAGCGAATTTATAGCCCGACTGACGGCGACTGCTTACTTATGAAAGCGGTACTTCCACACGACCCTGAGAGAGAGTTCTTATTGCCTATGCGCTATGTATATGCAGTAGAACGACTTAAAGAAATTATGGCAAGTCAAGGGGTATTATTTAATTCTGATCCAAAGGGAGCTCAATATCTTATGAACTATGTAATTAAATGGGGACATTATCTTATGTCTGAAAAACCCGCAGAAATCATGCGGATGCAAATGGGGTGGACCCCTGAGAAAGAATCATTTGTTGTAGGAGATACCGAATTAACTCGTAAGGGAAAAGAGGTTCCTTCGCCTACCTCACCGCTTTGTAGAAGTATAGCAAAGCACTTAACTCCTAGTGGTGACTATCAAACTTGGAAGAAGGCAGCTAACCGACTCAACCAACGTACACTAGAACTTCACGCGTTTACTCTATTGACTGGTTTTGGGTCAGCTATTATGAACTACACTTCTACTTCCGGAGTTACTGTTTGTTTAACAGGGGAGTCAGGCGCAGCTAAAACAGGTGCTTTGTATAGCAGCTTATCTGTATGGGGTAATCCTAAAGACTTATCTGTTCTTGAAGCTACAGCTAATGGTATGACGGGTAGATACTTAGGACTTCAAAATATTCCTTTTGGATTAGATGAAGTGGGCAACATTAAAGGTGCTGACTTATCTCAACTTATACATAAGGTATCTCAAGGTAAGTCTAAAATTCGTATGCAAGCTTCGGTTAATGCTGAGCGTGAGCATGAAATGTCTGCTAGTTTAATAGCTATATTCACTTCTAATCATTCGTTATATGACAAGTTATCTATCTTAAAGAAAGACCCTAATGGAGAAGTAGCTCGACTAATTGAGTTCTCAGTAAAAAAACCTCAGTTGTTTAAAGACGATGCACAAATGGGCAGAGAGATATTTGATAAGTTTAGGTTTAACTATGGGTGGGCCGGGAGAGATTTTATATTTAACTTGTATAAATATTCTGACACTGAGATTCAACATATGATGGAAGCTTGGGTAGATAGATTTAGAA